AACCAAAAAATTCACCTGAGAATGGTATGAACCCTTATACATCGCAACAAGAAGACGGTTCGATGGATGATACGGTTTATAAAGCGGTAGCTAGGGCTATGGAAATGCAGAAAATGCAGGAACAAAAAGCCAAAGATCAAGAAAAGATGCAGCATGTATATAAAGCTCATGAGGATTTGAAAGACACTCTTGAAAAAGCATCAGATAAATATGAGGACTTTGACGATGTTGTTATGTCAAAAGATGCTCCTTATACAGATGCTATGCACAATGCAGCTTTGATGGTTCAAAATCCCGATGACACTCTATACCACCTTGGCAAAGATAAAGAAAAACTGAAGCGATTATCTGAACTCCACCCACTAGATCAAATGAAAGAAGTTATCAAGTTGTCTCAAGCGTTGTCTATAGGGGATAACGGCAAACAAAGCAATTCAAGCAATGCCAAACCTCTAGGACAAGTTAAAAACAATCCGGTAACTCCTAACAATGTTAACGAAGGAACATCTGTTGGCGAACTACGCAAACGGATGCGGGATGGCGGTAAGAGATGGGGTTAATCATTTCTTGCTAAAACATAAAATTATTGGAGTTTTTTACAATGGCTAATCAATTTATTACTACGCAGTTAGTATCAAACACGGCATTGGCGATGTTCGCTAACAATGCTCCGTTTGTTATGACTGCTTCGCGCATCTACCAAGATGATTTCACCTCTTCTGGTTACAAAATAGGTGATACATTGCAGGTTCGTAGACAGAATAACTTTATTGTCGGTGATGGTGCTACAGCTACCCCGCAAGACATTATCGAAACTGTTGAGAACGTTACTGTTGCGCATCAATATCACGCTTTGATCGTTTATTCATTCAACCAGCAATTCAAAATATTATTTCCCAAATGGAACGTGATATTAGTGCATCTGCTGAACAAGAGCTTTATTTCTTCACTGGCACAGCAGGAACTCCTATTAACAGCTATACAACTGTTGATTTGGCTGGCGCTAAGCTGATGGAACAATCTGTTAATATAAGCTCTGATGCTTACGTTGCCATGACTGTTCGCGATGGTTCTAGCTTAAAAGGCGCTCTATTGAACCAATTCACGCCATTGCTTAACGAAGAAATCGTTCGCCAATCAGCTATTGGTCACTTGTCCTACTTTGACGTGTTCCAATCCCAAAACCTTGTACGACATATCGCGGGTGCTGGTCCAACCTTACATCCTGGTGATGCTCTGTTAGTCAATAATGCCGTGGGTTCTGGTAACATCATCGTTATGGATGGCGCAACGGCTTCTGTTGTTGGTTACTTCTTACCTGGTGATTTGATCTCTATTGCTGGAGTTCAAAGCGTTAACCCAATCTCAAGAGCGGGCACAGGTCAAGATATGCAGTTTGTTGTTACTGCTCCTGCTAACTCTGACGTCGGTGGTAACATCGTTGTTCAAGTCGCTCCAAGTATTATCAGCTCAACATCTTCACCTTTACAAAACGTTTCTAACCCTATTCCTAACAACGCAGTTGTGACCATGATCCCAAGCTATAACGTGAACGTTGCTTATCCTTCGAGAGCATTGGATATTGTGTGCCCACCATTGTACAAGTTGCAAGTTCCTTACGCTTCTGTTGCGATTGACCCAGAAACTGGTTTGTCACTAGCTGTGACTCAAACCGGCGATATCTTGGGATATCAAAACTTTATGCGTTTAGATATATTGTGCGGCTTTAAATGGCATCCACAATATGCAACTAAACTTTTATCTTAATAATTGAGGGCTTCTAATGCTGACATGCATATATCATCCAACCGACAACATGAGAGTTGTTGAAGATGTCGAAAGGGATAGATTAGTTGCATCAGGAGCCTGGTTTGATACACCAACCGAAGCTAAACAAATGAGGGCTGAATATGAGAGACGGATACGAGAAGGTGAAACCCCGAGAAAGCGTACGCGCCAACGAAAGGCAGAAGATGTTTGAAAATCATCATGGTAGCAATAATGCTTTTGTAAGAGAACATGAAGCTATGACGGCTACAATGGGTGGTAAAGCTCCTAATCTGGAAGGTAGATTGATGAATTTCAATGCTGAGATGATGAATACTGGAGAGCATGCTCAAGAGTTTGGTCGAAACCTTACTGCTGGGCTTGATAAGAAAGCTTTCCCAGTTAAATAGTTGGTTATTGCGTAAGGGGATGTCATGCCTCAGATCACACGGACGACAAACGATGCTATTATTGGCGCATTGTACCTGATTGGAGAGCTTGGAGTCGGTGAAACACCCGACAATTTCATGCTCTCAACAGGACTTGAAATCATCAATGAAATATTGGATGGTTTTGCAGCCGATAGTATTTACGTTCCATTTCTGACAACCATCAATTTTGTGATGACGGTTGGAAAGGATAAGTATAGCGTGTCGGATATCGTCCCCGCTGATATTAACGCAGATAGAATAGTTGATCTTTCATTTGCTAATTATACTGTTCAACCACAGGCATCAGAGCCTATTGTTTATCCTATGAGGATTATCAATAAGGCTACCTACTATAATGTGGTTCGTTTACAGAACTTGTTAGCTAGACCTGGTTTTATATTTTTAGATAAGCAGGCTACAGAGAGCTTCCTAACAGTATATCCAGCTCCAGATCAGCCTTATCCTTGCAGCGTTCAATGTAAGGTTATGATTAATTCCCTTACCGCAAACCAAGATTTAACAGATTTACCACCCTTTTATTATGGATTTTTCAAATATGCAATAGGTCGTGAATTTCGGTCTTATTATCCTTCTGCTAATTGGAATGAGACAGCCGAAGAGAAGTATCAGGACTATATAAGCACATTGAAGAACGCTAATGAAACTGATGTAACAATCAGACCATCGGTTACTATGACGGCTCCCGAACCGTTCTACTGGCCAAACATATTGGATTACTAAGGAATATAATGTGGCTGTTGCTGATTACGACATTGTTGGCTCTTATAATAATCAGCGCTATACCCCTATAGATGCTGAAAGAACTATTAATATGTTCGAATATCTCGATGGTAGAGATAAGAAGCCCAAGACACTTATTCCAACCTCTGGATTAATCAACCAACATAAAGTATTTTTCAATTCATTTCTTGGTTTGCCTGCGTCAGGAGCATTCAGAGCTGAATTTACATTCAAAGATAGCACTTACTGTGTAATAGGAACTGGAGTTTACAAACTAACTGGACCAACTCTTGTGGTTAGTTTTTTGGGTGATATAGGCGGTACTGGCGTTGGTTTTGTAGGTGTATCAGGTTATATTCGTGGATGGGACAAAGGGATGGATATATGACACTTTGGCATCGACTTTTGTTCAAATTACTGATCCTAACTTTCCTACTCGTCCTCTTGATGTTACTTACCTAGACGGATTTTTTGTCGTAGTTAATGGTTTAACCAACAATTTTCAGCTATCTGAGTTCAACCAAGGTTTGATCTGGGGTCCTGGATCAGATGTTGTAGCATGGGCTAATGGATCTGCTAATTTAACTATCACAGGTATTCACACGGAATATCCTGTTAATACACGAGTTACTTTCAATACTCCAGGTGTTGTTCCAACTCCTTTGGTAGCTGGAACAACTTACTTTGTTGTGTCAGTCGTTATTGGCGTTAATACTGTTATTCAAGTTTCTGCTACGCTTGGCGGAACAGCTATTGTGATAACCCAAGCTGGAGCTGGTACAACCACCATGAGCAATAATGGTGAATTACAACTAGGATCTATGACTAGTCACCCTGGAACGGTGGTAGGATGCAGGACGTTACATAGACGATTATTTTTGTTTAGTCAAAATTACATTGAAGTGTGGGAGAATGCTGGATTAGGGTCAACTCTACCCTTTAGGCGCACTAATTCATTGCTTATTGAGTATGGAACTCCATCAGTTGCTAGCATTCGTGTCGGATTTGATATGATGTTTTTCCTTTCTCAAGACAAGGACGGTCAAGGTTCTGTGATGATGATCATGGGTGCTCAAGCTATTCCTGTGAGCATTAGATCATTAGATTTTGAATTATCACAGTTTGCATCTAATGACGCTGTAAGTGATGCAACTGGCATATTAATTAAAGAGAATGGATTAATATTCTATCGATTGAATTTTACCAAAGCGAATAGAACCTTTGTGTATAATGTGAACATGTCTGACCCAGAGAAAGAATCTGAAAGAAGATGGCATGAAGAACAAAACATTCATGGTTCACGTCATCCAGCTCAAACTCATGCTTATATTAATGGAAATAATTACTACGGTGATTATTTAAACCCCATTTTGTACAAGGTTGATTCTAATGAAACAACCAATGCAGGGGAGGCAATTCCTAGGATTAGAATAGGAAAAGGAGTCGTTCCTGATGGTTACAATCGCATAAGAGTAGACAGATTTCAGCTTGATCTACTTCAAGGTCAAGCATTAACTACATCGGTTGTAATACCGTTTGTAGCTACTGACGTGAACATAGGATTTAATTATATAGAAATACCTGACACAAGCGAATTTGTATTAGGTTCCACAGCTATATTCTCAACATTGAATACCTTACCATCTCCTTTGATTGCTGGAACTGTTTATTATATAATCATTATATCTCCAACAAAAATACAATTAGCTGATACTTATACACACGCTGCTCAAGGGGTATTTATAAACTTGACTACCACTGGAACAGCGCCTAATTCGGTTAATATAATAACTCCAGTTCCTTATAGCCCTACCGTATTTGTGTCCATATCAAAAGATGGTGGTCAAACTTATGGTAATAAACTTCTAGCTCCAATGGGAAAGATAGGAGAAAGATCATTTAGGACAGTATTGAGAAAGTTAGGCACAATACCAAGAGGTCAGGCATTCGTGCCTAAAATAGAATTTTACAACCAAGTTCCATTCGTTCTAATGGGTGGAGCTTGGTATGCAGAAATAATGCCGGAGTAAATATGGCTACAGACTTTGATATTTTTCCAGTATATGACCCATTAACACTTGATGGTGATTACATGAGTGATAGCTGGATATTATCTATGTCTACGTTCATTCAGACATTGCAGGATTATTTGAGTCAATATGGTGACTTTATTCCAAGGCTAACAACTGACCAGAGAAATGAAATAAATACTCCACAGGAAGGTCAATTGATATACAATACAAATATTATTAGTACTCCTACGCGTACAGGTGGCTTGCAAGTTTGGCAAGTTAAAGCAGATGTCGGTGCTTGGCGAACTATTACGACCACACCATAAAGAGGATATGAAGATGGCTTTTGATTTTAGTAAATTCATGAGTGGTGGTGGAGCAGGCGGTCTAGGTAGTATTTTTGGCGGTCTTTTTGGTAAAGATCCATATAAAAATGCTGGAAAGGAATATGAAAGAGGCGCTGATCGAGCAGCCAGTTATCAAAATCCTTTTTATCAAGCGGGTACTGGAGCAATGGGAGACTTTCAAAATTACCTAAAAGGTATGAAAGATCCATCTGAGTTCCTAAATAATCTGATGAAAAACTACAAAGAATCGGATTACACAAAAAATCTTCAAAATGAATCTGAGAGATCAGGTATCAATGCTGCCAGTGCATCAGGATTAATGGGAAGTACCCCATTCCTTAAGCAACAACAAAAGAATGCTGGAGAAATAGCGTCAGGAGGAATGAATGATTGGCTTAAGCAAGCATTAGGCATTAACTCAGAGTATGGTGGTGGATTAGAAAAACTTATGGGCATGGGTCAGCAATCTGGAAATAAACTAAGTGATATATTTAGTCAACTTGGTGAAAACAAGGCTGGAATGTCATATGGATCTGATATGAATAAGAACAAACAGATGCAAGACTTTTTCAGTGGATTGATGAGCTTGTTTGGATCGTTTGCAGGAATGGGAGGTTAATATGGCAATCCCATTACCTAATTATGAATCTCTAGGAGAGATGATACAAAATAGCTTGGCTAAACACCAAGAAGGTAGGTTGCGTGAAGAGCAGATTAAGAATGCTTTGATCAAAAATAGATATGCTGAACCAGAAGCTAAAGCTGCTTTAGAAAAATCTCAATTGGCTAATAAATTATATGAGACATCTACTAACGCAGATATTGCCAGCAAAACAGCTAATGCTAATAGAATGAATTTTAACTTACAGAATCCTTTATATGGTCAGCCAGGAATGGCAGGTCAAATAGGAGCTGCTGAGTTATTACGTCAAAATCCAAGCTTGGCTAAAGACCCAAACGCATTGAAGATGTTGGAAAGATCCATGCAAGCTGGATTAGGTGGAAGAGAATCTCAGAGTGCATTGCAGACCAAACAAGCTGCTGGATATGACTTCAATAGCTTACCTGTGAGCACAAAAGAATATGTGTTAGCTCAAGCAGCAGGCATGGGAATCTACCCTGATGACGCTAGGAAAATGCTTACTTCGGGTAAGTCTTTGTCTGATATAGCCTTGGAAAAAGGATTTGATCCTAATGAATTACCAGAGCCAATTTATCCTTTGACTAAAGCCGGTCAAACCCAGTTGAAACAACGTAAAGCTGCTATATCAGAATTAAATAAACTTGGGACAACAATATCAAGCTGGGCTGGTCCTTACAGTCAACAGATAGCCGGGTACTCTCCTTTACAGGTTAAAGATGCTTTGACTGGTAAAAACAAAGATCAGCAAGCTAAGTTTTTAGCAGCTAGAATGTTAGCTCCTGAACAAGCAGCAATAAGAATTAAGGCTATGGGTGGAAACGTAGGTATTGAAGCTATTCGAGAAATGACTGATAAATCTATGATGAACGGTCATGCATTGCAAGCTTTAGTTAAGCCAGATGTTTTTATCAAAGCGAATGAACTTGTTGAAGAAGCAATTAAAGATGCGGTTAACGCAGCTAATAAAGAAGCTACAAAATCCATTGGAAGCGCTAAGAAAACAGGTGGTAATTTGATAGCTGAAGCTGCTTCTGTCACTCCTTCACCTAAAGAAGACTTGGTTCAGCCAAGATTTCCTAAAAATGCAAAAGTAATGACTTACAATTCCAAAACAGGGAGATTGGAATAATGGCTAAATTAGTCAATTTGCCAAATGGAAGTCAGGGTAGTTTCCCAGATGATATGGATTGGGAACAGATAGAAGCTGTCGTTCAAAAACAGTTTCCTATGGAAAAATCTATTCCTAAACAAAGAAAAGATGAAAATTTATTACAAAAAGCAGGTTCATTTGCTAGGAAAAATATAAATGAACCTTTAGAAAATTTATTAAATTTACCTGAGAATTCTCAACAAGCTTTAAATATTGGAGCTGGAGCAGCGCAAGGAATAGCAAATACTGGAGCAGCAGTCAGGAATTTAACTGCTAAAGCTGCTAATTTATTGCCTGGTGTTAATATTCCAATGGTTAAATCTGTTGACATTGCTCCTAACAATGTAAACTCGTTAATTGGTCAGTTTGGTGGATCAATGCTTAGTGGTGGAGCTGTTGCAAAAGGTGCAGAGCGTGCAATGGAGATTCCTAAGCATATTCAAAGCATCCCCACTATTGCCAATGCTATAAATAAGATTAAGGGAAGCTTAGGAAAATCTTCAAATTCCATTAATAAGATAATGAAGTTCACCAAAGATATTGGAAAGAACGCTATTGCCGGTGCTGCTGTTAATCCTGAAGATCAAGGGTTAGGGGCATTATTTGGTGGTGGTGGTGCTGCTGCTGGTAAAGCTATTGGTGCTTCTGCTCCTGCTATTGGTAAGAAATTAGGTATTGGAGAGAAGCCAGGACGTGAGACACTTGAGCATCTTCAATATAATGATGTTGGTCCATCCGTTGAAGCAGCTAAGAGACTTCAAACACCATTGAGACCTTCTGAAGCATCTAAAAATCCTTATATTGGCGGTCAAGAAGGTAGATATACGCGCACCAGTGAAGCTGCTTATGAGAACGTAAATCAAGGCATGGAGCGTCAAAAGTCAGAGAAGAAGGCCATTAACAAGCTTTTAACCACTATTTATGATAAATCAACCGCTTCCAAAAATAAGATAAGCAATCTTTATCAACAAGCTTATAAGTGGAACCTTAAACCTAAAGTTATTGATAAACTCAAGTCCGATCCATTGATTGCTGAAGCATTTGATACTGTAGCCACTGATAAAGCTTGGCTAAGAAAAATGAAGGGTGCTCCAGAAAACAATTATGCTTATTTGGATAAAGTCAGAAAAGCTATGGGAGACCAAGAAAATAAATTGATGAGAGCTGGTGAAAAATCTAAGGCTGCTGAATATACAGACGCTAGAAATTCATTAGTTAAGATCATGGATAAATCAGCTCCTGTTTATGCTAAAGCAAGAGCTGAAGCTCAAAGAAGTATTGTTAGGTCTACCATTGAGAAGAAGCTCAAGAAAGAAGAGATTCGTGGTTCTGAGTTCTTCAAAAAGATTATTGAAAATGACCAAGAATATAACAAAACATTATCCTCATTGAAGAATGTTCCAGAAGCTCAATCTCAATTGAGAGACATGAAAGATGCTTGGCATAGCCTGATTAACGTTGAGAAACCTTCAACATCCTCTTATCAATCAGAGAAAGGATTGAATCAAGCTAGAGGATCATTACAGAAGATAATGGAAGTTTATAATTCCATGTTTGGCAAGAAAAAGAATATTGAATCAGTAAAATTTGTCAGAAACATGGATCAATGGACAAAAGAATTACAGCAAGCTAGGGCTTCCGGAAGCAAAACTAGAACAGAATCTGTACTGTCTGATATACTAGGAAAAGCATTTTCCAGTGGATTAAACGTCACTAAAGAAGGTTTAAAAGAATGACAATTTCATACGTACTAGCTCCAATACCCAAATGGTACTTCCCCGACAATTCGGGTAAACCCTTAGGTAATGGATATATGGAAGTGAAAAGCAGCTTGAATCCTTCTTTGGATAAAAAGGTATTTCAAGACCCTTCCGATGCAAACCCTTATCCAGAACCTGTTCGTTTTGCATTAAATGGAACAGCTGGACCATTCTATTGGAGAATAGATAGCACTCAACCTGATGATTTATACTTTTTGAATATATTCGATTTCGAAGGAAATCCAGTATTTAATATTCAAAATTATCCTATTGCGGGCGGTGGAGGTGGTGGAGGTGGTGGAACTACCGTACTTCCTATTAAAAATATTATAGTGAATAATTCATTCATTAATAATATTGGATCAACATTAACATCTCCAATAGCTGATAATTTATTTTTATCACCTAGCGCTCATAGCAATCTTGAATTTCCTGATATGGCATATTTCCATACGGGAACATTGGGAGCTGTTGACGTAATAACTTTTAATCAGTTTAATCCGCCAGGTACTAATCCTTTCTCTTCTGATTATGTTACAGCATTTTATGTGAACTATACTTGTTCAAATAATCCTTCTGGAGAAACAAGCAAAGGTTATAGAATACCTTTGTGTCCATTTGTCAATACGATGTCTGGGAAAACCTTTTCGGTTAAGCTTATAGCTAGATGCTTAGCTGGTGCTAACGTTATAAATGTTAGAGCTTTGCAATATTTTGGTAGTGGAGGAACTCCATCACCATCAGTAAGGACATTAGATGTCCCTTTTAGTCTTACTAACGTTTGGACTGAATACTCTTTATTTGTTACGCTTCCATCAATAGGTGGTAAAACTCTTGGTGATTCTCAAGATGATGGAACATATTTAGAAATTTCATTGCCTCTTAATCAATCCACTCAAATTGATATTGGAAAGATTTCTTGTTATCAAGGTACTATTGTTCCAAGTACAGACTTTGAAACTATTCAAGAAATAGAAGCTGAAGCAGAAACGCCAAGAACAGGTGATATTAAAATATCAGCTAATGCATTTTCTAATACTGGAAGATCGGCTGGTTGGATTCCTTTAAATGATGGAACGATTGGAAATTCTTTATCTGGATCAACTACACGAGCAAAACCAGATGCATGGCTTCTATATCAATTGCTATTCGATAATACCTTGGCCGCTGATTGTCCTTTATTTAGTAGTGTTGGAGTTCCGATTGCTAAAAGTGGTACTGCATTATCTAATTGGAACGCTAGTAATAGATTGAAATTACCTTCTACCTTAGGAAGAGTATTAGCTGATAGAGGAACTGGATCAAATGCATTAGGTCATGCTTTTGGTTCTGATACAGCAACTTTATCAGCAGCAAATTTACCTCCTCATCCTCATACAGTGACGTTTACAGCAGGACAAAACGTAGGGGCATCACCAGTAAATTTTGCTAGAGGAAACGTAGCTGGAGCTGGAAGTAATACAGTAAATAGCGGAAATGGACCAGGAACAAGTACACCGTTTAGCATTGCTCAGCCATCGGTTTATTACAATATGATTATTAAGCTTTAGGAGTTTATATGGCACAACAATTATTTTTAGCTCCACCACTAGATCCTAATTTATATACTGGGCCTACTAGACTTATGTCAGGACCTGTAAGATCAGGTAATGTAGTGTTAGATACATTTTATGGTGCGGGAAACCATGTTGAGTTTGCTTCATGGTTATGGGTAGGAACAACAGGAAACATTTCATATGTGAAATGGGATGGTACTACTCAGGTATTGAATGCTGCTCAAGCTGGAAGATGGCATAACATCTACTCTATCAAAATTAATACTTCTGGAACATCAGCCACAGGATTAGTTTGGGGTAGTTAACTTTTATTAATTTCATATAAGGAATATTGAAATGACAGTACAAAATTCACAATATAATCTTTTCCAACAACTTACATCTGCTAGAGTGGTAAGCACATCAGATCTTGCAGGAACATATTTAAATGGTCCTTTGAACAATGGTGTTGGCGCTACTTTAACTCCTTCTTCTCCTGCTGCATTAGTTATTGATAGTGTAACATTAGAATTAAATGATCGAGTTCTTTTAGTTGGTCAAACCAATGATAATGAAAATGGAATTTATGTGGTTACCAATGCTGGATGGGTTTTAACACGTTCTGCCGATTTCCAAAACATTGAACAAATGAAAGCGGGTCAGTTCTTAAGTGTTAATACTGGTACAACTAATGCTGGCGCAATGTATGTTCTTGTTGAGCCTTTACCTGCTCATTTAGGCATAGATGATCTTAATTTCAGCCCAACATCTGTCCCTTCGGGAAGCACATTTTTAGTTGCTTCTAATAATTTATCAGATGTTTCAAGTAAGTTAACTTCTTTAACTAACTTAGGAATTAAAAGAGGCACAACAGCGGCTTATGCTGGTGGTGGAACATCTAATGCATTTACAGCAACTGGATTAGCTGCAACTGATATTGTTGTTGCAACAATACTTGCATCAACAAATTCTGTTTCTATTACTAAAGCTGTTCCTACTGCTAATACATTGACTGTAACTTTTAGTGCTGACCCAGGTGCAGCAACTACAGTTCAATGGCATGCAATAGCTACAGTCTAATAATTGATAAGGAGCTTCACACATGACAACTACGTCATATAATATTTATCAACAAATTACTTCTGTTAGATTGTCTTCTACGGCCAATCTTTCGGGTAATTATTTCAATGGTGCTTTAAATAATGGTGTAGGTGCTACATTAACAGCTTTAAGTGTTGGAGCTCTTTCAGTTGATGGTATTTTAGTTGAAGTTGGAGATAGACTCTTACTAAAAGATCAAACATCAAGCAATCAAAACGGTCTTTACGTGGTTCAAAGCTCAGGATCTTCAAGTGGACTATGGATGATAGAAAGAGCACCTGATTTCCAATCATTAGAGCAATTAAAAGTTGGTCAGTATTTTAGTGTGGGTGCTGGCGCTACATTAGCAGGATCTATGTTTGTTCTTGTCGAGCCATTGCCTACCACGATAGGATTGGGAACGTTTAATTTCGTAGATGTTGCTGATGTTGACACTCCTTCTGGTCCTTTTCTTTTGAAATCTGCTAATTTTACAGATGTTGCAAATCCTGAAACTGCATTTAAGAATTTAGGAACAGGCACAGGATTAAGCATCACCATTACTGATAGTGATTTTTCAGGAGGTGTATATCAAATTCCAGTTCCATTTCCTGTTCAAGTGGTATGCGACAATCTTTCTGTAGGCGGACAACAAATACGATTGCCCGTAGCTAATATAGACATTGCATTATCTGATGGAACGTTGATAGACAACTTAGAAGGTTTTGATCAATCAAGATACTTATGTAATGATAAATCAACTTCTGCTGGTGCATATACGATTCTTCCAGAATTATATTTATTAAATTCTTTAAGCGGTCGCGTTGATCTAATAAGCAATGATTCTTCAGTGACCATTACGCCTAATACTTCTAACAATACAATTGATTTATCTGTAGCGGTAGCCGGAGGGGTAACTCCTTCTCAGATGATTTTTGTTGATGCTATTAACGGTAATGATTCTAATACTGGTTCTATTAGTTCACCATTACAAAGTTATGAAGCAGCCAGATTGTTGGCTGTTAGTCGTAATCCACAATATGGAACTGGTCAAACTATTGTCGCTATGACAGCATTATCAATTACCGGAGATATGACCATAAGTCCTTATGTTAGCGTAGTAGGATTTGGTAAATATTGTAGTATAATTGGAGTTACTGGAGATATTGTACTTGACGCATCATGGGGAACAACTGCATTTCCTGAAACAAACATTAGTAACATTGCTTTTGTCGCTAATAGTATAAATTTTGTATATCCATCATTTCAAACTTTTTCAATTATAAGATTTGAAAATTGTTCTTTACAGCTTTTAAATGTTGGACCAACAGCAACGATTACAGGTTCAGACAATAGTGGAACAACAGAGTGTGAAACTGTTATATTCTTAAATTGTACTTTAGATCTAGTAATAGGAGAGCTAGAGCCACAATTTATATCAAATAATATTAATATGTTTTTATTTAATAGCAGTGTGTCAAATGCAATTGTATCTTCCGTAACTTCTTCTACTGTTGGAGCTATTTTGTTAGTTCAAGATGCAATAGCTAACGTGGGAAACATTACGTTGACCGCTACATCTACGGGAACACTGGCAACTCAAATATCTGGTTGTAATACGCAAAGTTCAGCTTTGACGATCAATGGCACATCTAACACTGTAACCATTGATGCAGATTCATATAAATTCAATGGATTCATCTTCAGCGGTGGCGCAAACTTCTCGAATATTAACGGAGGTATACCTTTAATAATTTACATTGATCAATTGAATGGTAATGACAATAATAGCGGTACTATAAATTATCCAATGAAAAACTATGAGCAAGCAAGACTTGCTGCAATAGCTCGATTAGGATCAGATTTGCAAACGCAAGGATGCTTAATTGTTGTAGTAGGAACTCACAATATCACGGGTGATATGACTCTTACTCCAGGTATTTCCATAGATTCTCAATCTAGCCCGTATAAATCAGGATTTATAGTTACAGGAAATGTGATTCTTGATTCTAGTTGGGGAACAACATTCTCTCTTGTACAAGTAAGAAATATTTATATTTTCTTAAGTGGAGGAGGAATTTATAGTTTTGTTTTTCCAGCTATGGACGCAACAGGAAATAGTTTCTTGAAGTTTGCAAATTGCGAATTTAATACCCTTACGACTATGATTATTACAGGAGCAGGGTCATCCAATGGTATAGAAGAAGTAACATTTGAAAACTGTACAAATGACTTACAAAACTATTCTCCTGGATTTACAGCAGAAAATGTTAACTTATATCTCATAAATAACGATTTAAGCGCAAGTAATATAAGCATGACGGTTTCTACTGCGCTTGGTTTTAATTATGTATTAGCTATTAATAATGCTAGATTTTATACAGGTAATATTAGCGTAATAACAAACAATACAAGTACTTTGACTACTTATATCACTGCATCAAATACCGCAGGTAAAACTCTATCAGTAACAGGAACTAATAACACAATAAATATTGATGCAAGCTCGTATCAGTTTGCAAGTCTCGTATTTAGCGGTGGCGCTAGTTACTCTAATATCAAAGGTTCATCTCCTCAAGTTATTTATATTAGCCAACTTACAGGAAACGATAGTAATAGCGGTACTATTAATTATCCTTTGCAAAACTACGAAGCGGCTAGACTTTTAGCCTTAGCGCGTGGAGCATCAGACGTTTTTGAATTTACTATTATTGTCGTCGGAAACCAAAATATAAGTGGAGATGTGATACTTAGCCCTAACGTAAGCATTCAATCTTTTGGCTCAAATTATAACGGAGGTTTCAATGTAAACGGAAATGTAGTTATTGACCCGAATTGGGGGGCAACAATAGATGCTTACTGTCTAGTAAAAGACCTTTATATATATATATCGGGAGGGAATTATAATTTTATATTTCCTAATGCTAGACCTTTTAGCTTCTTAAAGTTTGTCAATTGCGCATTTAACACAGGTGGGTTTATTACCATCATGGGAACGGGAACCGTCGGCGGCACAGAGAACGTAACGTTCGAAAATTGCACTGCTGAACTTTTGAATTACACCCCAGGATTTATTGCAGAAAATGTTAACTTATATCTCATAAATACTGACTTGACCGTAAGTGATATAACGTTTACAGCTTCAAGTGCAACAGGTCTTGAGTATACTTTAGTCGTTAATAACGCTAGGTTCTACACGGACAATATAGACGTAATAAGCAATAACACTAGCACAGCTAAGGCTTATATTAATGCGTCTAACACGATGGGTAAAACATTGACCCTTAATGGCGTTGGTAGTTTTGCAATAGTAGATTCCACATCGTACATGTTTACGTTAGCATTAGCTAACAGTGCTACTTTAGCGAACTTGACATTGCCAACTAAAACAGACGGCATGACAAACGCAAGTTATACCCCTCTCCATTATACCCCTGCGGGCGATACGCTTTACGGTGCAAATACCTTAACAGGTAACATTAAGGGTATTGATAATGCATTACCTAAAGCATCTGGAAGCACTACATTAGTTGGTGGAACTGTTACGGTATCATCTTCAAGTGTAGCAAATGGAGACTCTATAGAACTTACCAGGACGGTATCAGGCGGTGTTCCTGGATTTCCAGTAGTTACTTATAGTGCTGGCGTATCATTTACGATTACATCTACAAATGCATTGGATACATCAACATTCAAATGGAAAAACTTAGGAGCTTAATATGTCAATATTACAATTTTCACCCGTAAAAATAGGTCAAGCAGGTGTTCAACCATCTTCTTATAAGATGATATCGAAGGATAGTTTAGCCACTATTATAGCAGCAGGATATTTAAAACAAGGAACAGGAGGTCAGTTTTTAAATAAAAATGACTTAATAGACGTTATTTACAATTACGGAACTTCAAGTTCTACAAATGCTGAATTGTATGTAAGCATTGATACAGCAGGAGTTATCACATTAAGTGAAGTTATTCCTCCTGGTGGTGTTACAGTAACAGGTTCAGTTACAGCAGGACATGTTGCTACATTTTCAGGTGCGACTTCTATACAAGATGGTGGTTCTTTAGGTACTGCTGCATTCAAAGCAGCTTCAGATAATACAAAAAGTTCATTATCATCTGTATCTGGTTCAACAGTAGTGGGAAATGTATTACAAGCAGCAGATACATCAGGAACCGTTGAAGATAGCGGATTTGCATCAGCTAATATTCAAAATAAAACTAATATAGTAGCAGGAACTGCACCCGTAGGTGGAACTGGTGCTGGTCCATATACCATAAGCATTCCTGGTGCTGTTATTGGAAGCCCTGTGGTTGCAAATATACAGAATTCTCCAACAAGTGTAGCAGTTTACAAAGCTGTGGCAGGATCTAATATCATTCAGATATTATTTAGTGCAGATCCAGGAGGTGGTTCTGAAGTAAATTATATTGTATTTTTAACCGCTCAGTAATATTAAATTAACCCGACATATCATTGTCGGGTTATAATTCATTTTCTCTCTATCTTGGTCTTTTGAGATACATACTTAAATCCAATGTATGGTCTCGCATCAATATTATATTCCGACCTTTCTCGAGTTTCAGTTTCTGGTGTAGATGTTTGTACACTGTTATGTTCGTAGTCCATTTCTTCTTCATCCATAAATTCGCTATCAAGGTTAGACTGAGCATAAGAAATACCTATACACAGGCAAAACATGACAATTATAGACAATCTGATAAAGTTTTTCATAAATAGTCCATCATGTTGTTTAATAACAGACCTATTGTATAACTTTAATTTGAAGACATCTATGAAGGGTAGGCGAGACACCTAATTTTAAGTGCCCCGTCTATATTAGTGCAGATTAATTTAAGTTAGTAGAGTTTTCTTTTAACTTTTCTACGTCATCAACCGTCTTACCTAATGTTGCGCCAAGCGCAGCACCAGCTAAAGCACCTGCTGAACCTGATACGGCTTGAGCTGATCCACCACCAAATTGAGCGCCTAACAATCCACCTAATGAAGCCAACGCTGAACCATATAGAACTTGATTCTGTGTTGTTGAACAAGCTGTGACTCCGATCATTAATGATAAAACACACACATTTATAAACTTCATGCTACATCTCCTTTATTAAAAACCAATATCATCATTAAACGGTAAACTTTCTTGCTTCGAAGCTTTGAAATCAAATACAACGTTCTTTGGTCTTGGATATTTTTCGTTACCTTCTTTAACATTTACTCGAATAGTTAATTTTTTACCTGGGAAATCTGATAACTTAAGAGTTTTATTTTGATAATTTTCTCCTAATCCAATAGACTCTGCTGCGTGCTTTAACATGAATGGGAATGTGCACCATGTAGTTAACTCAACACCTCTAGCTTCTAATGTGAAAACAACGTACTTCTTCCCTTCTTTGCTATGTTTATTTTCTGCTGCGGTAATAGTTGCTTCGTAATCACCTTTAGGTAATAACCCTAACGCTTCTTCTTCGCTCATTGGTTCATAATCAATATCTGAAATGCTCATTATTTCCATCCTTTCATTAAGTTATTAAAGTAATCTTTCAAGTATCTTTTAAAAACAAAGTTTCCGATAAAAAGGTAAAACAGACCATGACCTATGATTAAAGCTATTTGAATGAAGATAGGCATATCAGTAGTACCAACAACCCAAGGCAATATAGTGCCAAAATCAAAAAATATCACTCCTAAAAATATGCTGTTTATAATGGTTTGTTTCATGCTAAGTCCTTAATGTTCATAATGGACGCCATTTTATCAGATGTTACCTTTGGAAGTTCACCATTCCATTTAAGAACAAAGTTATACTGGATCAAGTCTTTGGATATGCTATTGGATATAAGATTATTTGCTTTAGCTTTTGCCTCTGCTTCAATCAATGTTTTCTTAGCCATTGACTCAGCTTCAACAATACGTTTTTGCGCTTCTGCTCTAGTCGTTGCGACTTCATTCTCTACCTTAATTGCATTTTGGCTGGCTTGAATTTTGCTGTTGATGGAGTCAACAACAGAAGAAGGTAAATCAAAAGAACCTACTAGATAAATCTTATCAACGGTAATACCTGAATTAATAGCTGAACCCTTAACCAATTCATTAACTTTATCGAGAAATTCACCTTTCTTTAAACCATATACTTCTTCAATGGTCATAGTGCTAGATACATTGTTCATTGCGTCTCTAACCATGTTATGAAGAAACGTATGGGTAATCTCATCAATGCCTGATCTGTATTTCTGGAAAACCTTGGACACATCATCAGGTTTAATTTCATAAGTGATACCCACATCTGTTTTGACTGACAAACCTTCAGATGTCTGCATGGTAATGGACTCATCACCAACCCATGTGAAGTTCTGTAAAAACGTAGGGAATATGTAAAGCTCTTTGTTCCAACCTAAATAATATTTACCAACACTAACTGTTTGCTCACTAACTCCTTTGTCTGATCCATAAAGGTTAACAATAACCCCTTTGTGTCCAGCCGGAACCTTGGAACATCCGGCTAAAACCATGGTTGATAATATCGCGCTAACTAATAAAATTTTCTTCATAAATATCCTTTATTGTTCAATGTCATCATTAAAATAATCGTTAATAGCCTTGTTTATTTCTAGCAAATCATTATCTATGTATTTTTCTTTAAACATACCTAAAGGTGATTTAGCTAGGTGCGTGCCGTCATTCTGGGTTAAGAATTTATATTTGTTATCGGATGTTAAAGCATGTAGAACAATCGTAAACATGCCCTCAACACAAATCTTGTCATCTAACATCTTTCCTATCGTTTTACACTTAATCTTACCGGATTGATCTGTATCTGAATGAGACAATATAAAGCAATTAATATCCTCCCTACCTTGTGAAATGTGTTTGATTAAATCCCATGTTTTCTGTCCAATCTCAGAAAACTTGTCGAAACCTCTTTCCAATGCTCTACGCATAAACTCATTAGCCATGATGTATTGAAAGTCATCAATGATAATGTTTTTAACTTCTGGTCTTGCAGTGTTTATCTTGTCAATTGCTGCTTTTATCTTTGCAGCCTCATCGGTTGCAAAGTAATTTACTTTTTTATCTTCAGTAGCCGTTTTTATGTAGTTCTTTTTAAATCCCTTAAAAGGCAATGGCTTATCCAAAACATTAATAATGACTGTTTCTAAAGGATTTAAATTTCTTATTGACGTACTCTTACCACTCCCGGACTCACCGATAATTAAAATTGTATTACTCATGATTAATTTTATCCTTTAAGTCTAATTTATATTCTTCTTCTTGTTCTTCTAATAAACTTACACATTCTTTTGAAGCGTATCTAATAGCGTTATGTCTCAATGTATCTAGTATGTGTAACCCTAAGCTGTCATTTCCTGATATCAACCATTCAGAAAGCATTCCAGGTAATTCGTTTTTAAAATCAGCTTCTGTTATATATTCCCAAATATGAATCTTGTCTGTTGAGTTAATGATTAATCCAGTTAACACACTAGATTCATGCTCATCTAACATGTGGTACTGAGACTTACCATCTGAAACTAAATCATAAGCGTATATTCTTGCTTCCTTTCGAGTTTGCATATCAATCTCCTATAGATAATATTCAACAAATTCCCTTAACTCTTTATCTTTGGTATTTCTGTATTTTATGTAATTAACGAAAGTATCAATATTGGTATCTTCTTTTCTTACATGCTTAGCAATTTGATAAAATCCTAATCTTTCAAAAACCCAAGCAGCTACTTCTCTTGTTGTAATGTTGTTCATTTCTCATTTCCTTATCTTTAACACAAGAGCATTATGGCATATTGAAATATTCAATGCAACACTATTTAACTATTAATTTATGATATATTCGTATATTATAATCCAAATAGCCATATCGAGGAGACAAAATGAGCTCAGCCATCGCATTTAAACAATTGAGATCCAAGCTAGAATTAAGTCAGGAAGATTTAGCACATTTGTTGAATATGAAGCAATCAACATTGTCCAACTATGAGACAGGAAAGAGAAAACCATCATTATCAGTATGCTATAAGATAATCAGGTTAATGAAATTAAAGAATATTATAGTTGCACTTGAAGATTTGAGACCAGAGGAATAAAAAACCCCGCTTGGTATCGGGGTGTATAATTTAATGAGAAAAAATTTCATGGTTGTTTGAATAATATATCACAAGTTAATAACGTCCGCCATGCTCCACTTTGCCATTTCTATTACATACTATGTTTGGATCATTGCTGGTATGTCCAGATTCATGATTTAAGCAATCATTGTCTAATGGTGGCTTAACATATGGAATACGCGGGATAGATGGCATCTTAGGTTTTACATAATTATGTTCGTTCATAATGTTCTCCATTGATTAAATGTTTATTTTATACTTAATCATCCTTTGACGCATAAAATTTGTTTAAGTGTATATAAAATGTCAACTAAGTCTTCTTGAGATTTCATAACTAAATCAATATCCTTGTAAGCCATGGGAGTCTCGTCAATCACATCTTCATCTTTTCTGCATTCAACCCCTTCAGTAGCTTTGATATGATCTTCAATAGTAAATAGTTTTTTGGCTTTGTTTCTGCTCATTGATCGACCAGCCCCATGAGAACAAGAACAAAATGATTCAAGGTTTCCTTTTCCTTTAACAATATAACTTCTAGTACCCATTGATCCAGGAATGATTCCTAACTGTCCTTCCCTTGCAGAAACAGCGCCTTTTCGGGTTACCCATATGTTTTTATCAAAATGATTTTCTATTTGTGTAAAGTTATGATGACAATCAACTCTCATTTCGACTAAATGATCATATCGCTTATCTTTACCATATACATGGTGTGAAACATCTTTTAAAACACGAAGCATCATTTCATTTCTATTTTCTTTTGCATAATCCTGACACCACAATAAATCTGCAATATAAGACTTAAATTCTTTTGTATTTTGAACTAAATAAGCTAAATCAGGGTCTGGCAAAGATATAAAATATTCTTTCATTAATCCTTTAGCTGTACCAATATGTTTTTCAGCACTTGTTTTACCTATATTCCTACTTCCACTATGCAAAACAATCCATGCATCATTATTTTGATCAGAGCATATTTCAATAAAATGATTTCCTCCTCCTAACGTTCCTAATTGAAGATAAGTCTTTTCATTAACTGGCGTTCCATCTGCATAAGTTGATTTAATAGATGACCACATACGTTTAGTTAATTCTTCATTTGAATTGAATCCCACAGGAACAGATCGCTCTATAGATGATCTAAGTTTGACTAATGAATCACCAAGTTCATCAACCTTAAATTTAAATTTTACTGCGCACATACCACAACCAATATCTACACCAACAGCAGCAGGAATAATAGCACCTTGGGTCGCAATAACGCTTCCTACTGTCGCTCCCATTCCCCAATGTACGTCAGGCATAACAGCTATGTGTTTAAACATAAATGGCATTTCAGATAGATTCATTAATTGCTTTACTGCTTCATCTTCAATTGATACATGATCAACCCATGCTTTAATAGGTACATTTTTACCTTCATAAATTTTCATTTATCTATTCCATATTTAGTTTATTTAATGTAATATAATGATATTACATTAATCTATATTAGTAAAGAGGATATATATGGAAAATTCAAAGAGTCTTAAATGCAAAGTAAGGGGTTGTAAGAAGCCTTTCTGTTCTCAAAAACATAAATTATGTACAGCTCATAGATTAAGGCTTCACCGCACCGGAAAGATAGGAAGTGGTAAGATAAGGGATTACGGTTTTAAAAAAAAGGATAAACCATGAAGCATGCTGTTAATGTTTTACTAGCCGTTGAATATGGTACGGAAATGTCTGCTGTCTTGACAAATACTTTTCATTTATTTAAAGAAAAGGGAATTTTAAATTTTAAAGAAATCGAGTACATATTTCCTTATATTCCTACTTTGAAATTAAAAAAAATATTAAATGAACTTATTGCTTTAGGTATTTTACAGTTATCAAATTTTCCAGAAGGAAATTATAAATCTTATTTCCTAACAAAGAAAGGTCATATAATAACCAAGGATATTTAATATGAGCATTGAAAAATTAAACATCAAATTAGTAAGGCAAGAGAACAAATCTTTCACCACTCTTTATAATTCAGTGATTCAAAATTTAACAGATGCTTTCGCTCTTGGGGTTTATTGTTATTTGTCAAGTCTTCCTCATGACTGGACAGTAAGCAAAAAACAGCTCATGAATCACTTCAAAGTTGGTAAGGATAAAATATCATCAACTATGTCATGGCTAAACAAAAATAATCTAATTGAATATATTCAAGAACGAAATGAAGATGGAAAAATGGGCAATCACGTAATTATTGTAAAAGATGGAAGCTTGTTTGATGGCGGAAAAACCGGTCACCGGAAAAGCCGGTCACCGGAAAAACCGGTAACCGGCAAATCCGCACCTACAAATACAATACATAATACAAATGAAATAAAAGATAAAAAAGAAACACTAGCGCAACCCGAAAAGAAGGTTGCTGTCGTGAGTGAACCGATTGTTTTACCTGATTGGTTGCCAAGCGAAACATGGGAGGAATTTAAACAGCACCGTAAACAGCTTAAGAAACCAATGTCTGAGTTGGCTCAAAAGAAGTCAATCAAGCAATTGGAGAAAATGAGAAGTGATGGGCAAGATGTCGTGCAAGTGATCGAAGCAAGTATAGCTAATGGATGGCAAGGTCTTTTTGAAATCAAATCACAAGGAGTAACACATGGAAAAGGTAATTCAGATTTTGGAACAGGCAGAAAAGAGAAGTTTGACAGCACGCAGTGGCTTATCGACAGGGCTAAAGCTAGAGCGCGCGGAGAAGATCCTGACTCTATTGAAAGTCACGTACCCGTCCAAAACATCGAATATTTATGGAACGCCTGAGCAAATGAAAGTAGCTATTAACCTTTGGGCAACGCATTTACAAGGTATTGAAGATGAATATGTGAATAGGGCAATGGAAGAGGTGGTTGATAAGTTTGTTTGGTCGCCTGATGTTGCTGAGTTTAAAAAGTTGTGCATGTCTTATAAGGGAAGTTCCAAGACTCCTTGGGTGGAAGAAGTCTTGAAGTTTGAAAAACCAAAGGTAGAGCCTTACAACAACCAACAGGTTAACACATTGATCGTTGAAGGTGCTGAAATTTGCAAGAGGCTGAAAAACATTTACCCTGAAAAGACTTGGATGGCTGTTGCTGGTTTGTTCACACAGCTTAAAAATAAAGCAAGACCATACTATCCAGGCATGACAGACATTAACTTGATTCGCGAACTTATGAAATACGGCGACCAGGACATGATTGACGCATTAGGGTAGGTATGGGTAGGGGGTGCTAGTAGATCGTTTAACGTACCCCCATAGGATTTTGTTAAGTGAGGTTTTAATGAAGAGTGGTGACTTAGTTGAAGATGGTTCAGCAAGATATTGTATTGGATGTGTCGGAACTCATGGAGTTTTATATGTGTGTCCATCTTACGATGAAGAATTGCAGAAGTTAATAAAATCACAAGGTGATGAGTTTAAGAATTTATGTATTTCTGGTGAAATAAAGATCACAAGAAACGGTGAGACAAAAACATACAATCATTGGCTTAAGGATCATATGTCATGAGAAGGTTTGGACACAAATTTAAATCTAAGCCAGTTACTGATGATGATCATAGGTTCGCAAGCACTCTGGAATGGTCATATAACAAACACTTGGAGTTTCTACAAAGGTCTGGGATTGTTTTGTTCTTCCTGTCTCAAGTACCTTTCAGGCTTCCAGGTGGCGTGAAATACATAGTTGATTATCAAATATTCTTTACTGATGGATCTGTTAAATTTGTAGACGTAAAGGGAATGATTACAGATATGTTTACGCTTAAAAAGAAAATGGTGGAAGATTTATATCCAGTTGAGATTGAAATTGTTAAGAAAGGGGATTTTTAAATGAGTTCGCAAATGTTTTTTAATCTCGTAAAACCAACTTGTGCATTATGCGGGAAAGAAGTTGATGAATTGCAGTTAAATAATGATTTTCGATTAAATCAGATAATTATTACTGCTTTATGTCATGGAGATAAGGATTCAATGAGCATAGATAGTCCTGATGTTCCATTTATAGATTTTAAGGCCTTTGAGAAAGGTTATGCTTTTGATAAGAAATTACTTGGCGAAACTAAATTATTGGATGAAATTAAATGAGTGATGAAGAATTATTAGAACTCTATGAAGACAAAAAAGATTATGGAATTACATTAAGTTTTTATGAATGTGAGAAATGGATTACTTTTGAAGATTTTATTAGATTAATGAAATTGAAAATTAATGAGAAAAAGGAAAATTAAATGAAAGAGAAAATTTTTAGAGATCAGGAATTGGAGGCATTTAAAAAGATAGCTGAAGTTGCTACTAGTCTTTTGTTAGAAATCTTATATAAAACAAAAGAAGCCGGATTGTTAGAGCAATATCCAGAAAGATTTCAAATATGGTATGAGGCGCATAAGAATGGTTGAATGCGAATTTATCATTAAAGACTTAGCATCTACTCGATACTATAAAATATACAAACCACATAACAACAATACATGGTTACTATTCAATGAAGAAGGTGAAGGTATGGAAATAAGTCCAGATTCTTTGTATAGCATGATTGATCAGCATTTTAAGGAAAACTTTTGATGTCTTATACATGTAAACATAATATTGCATGTCTTCCATTTGTAGAATGTGTAATATGTTGGTCGGAAGAGGAAAATAAAATGGCAAATTGTATAGAAGCGGATAATGAAATAAAGAATGAATCTGATAGATTGAATGTTATGTTTCTGATTCGTCTGTTGGAAAAAAAGATAGAAGAAATTCATGATCGTATTTTCAACATGGAACAAGATATAAATAATATATACTGCGAAAAATGCCATCCAAAGTTTGATGATAATGGCATTTTGTGATATATTGTTATTGCCCTATTGTACTGATACCTGTCGGCTATATTATATCCATGCCGTAAGTGCTCGCGAGGTAACCGGAGGAGTGAGGCCGATCTCGAGTTGAGGGAACTAGGGCACTAATTAGGAGTTTGTATGACGCCAGAACAATTTGTATTTTGGATAAGCGGTTATTTCGCACATAATAACATGGAAAATTATACTCATGTTGTTGATCAAGTTAGAGATGTTTTAAAACAAGTTAAATTAGATAGGAATCAATTTGTTGTTTTTGAGACAACAGAATAGTTTATGGACACAGACAACGTGCAAGACGATCGCTTGCTATGGTTCCATACCCTAGATGCCGGTTCTGTGTCCGCCAGTTTATGGCCTTACGTGATGTTGATCCTAGGAGCGTGTGCGCGTCTTTTAGGTTAATCAGTGATAACGCGCCCAATATGGTAGTAGGAGCCAAATAGACCTACATTCACAGGCCACCAGTTTATGGCAATCTTGGTCAAGTGGAAAGATAGTAGCTCTAAATGCATTTAACTACAGACACAGGTTCGATTCCTGTAGATTGCCTCTTATGGCATTTTGTTATATAATGAAGTAATTCAATATAACAAAAGGTGATTGATGTATTTATCCAATGATTTACTAAACAAAATAACTGTTCGTTTAATGCATGACGAATCTTTTAGCGGTAAAATTTACACTGACTCTAAAGGTTTTATTACAATAGGGTTTGGATTTAATTTAACTACTCAAGAACTACCCATAAGTATCGCGCTAGAATGGCTTCACATCTTAATAAATAAAATTCAATTTGAATTAGAAAAACACATATCATTTTGGAATGAATTAAATGATGCTCGTAAGTATGTATTGATCAATATGGCGTATCAGATGGGTATTGGAGGATTACTTCAATTCCATGCTATGCTTAAATCGCTCGGGTCCAAAGACTATGATGGTGCAGCCATTGAGATGAAGGATTCGGTCTGGTACAGGGATTTCACGACCCGAGCCTCACGATTGGTTAAGATCATGCAATCAGGAGAATTCTAATATGTCCATTTATTCTGCTTTAGTTCCAATAATCTCGAAAGTTTCACCATTGTTAGGTTCTGCGTTAGGCGGTCCTGCCGGTGCTTTGGTGGGTTCTTTGATTTCTAGTACGCTAGGAGTTGATATGTCCAAACCTGAAGATTTATTGAACAAACTAAGTGATCCCTCTGCATTAGATAAGCTTAAAGAGCTTGAGCTTCAATTAAAAGACCTACAGGACGCTAGAATCGAAGCATCGAAAGATACAGGAGCATTGAGATTTGTACGTCCTGCGCTTGCGTTGTTCGCTATGCTGGCTATATTCGCAGATGTTCTGTTGATTAACTATGTGGAAGACTACGTGGTTAACCAGATATTGATAGTCATGCTTGTAAGTCTTGTATGGGATGTAAGGCAGATATATAAGTTTTACTTTGGAAGTGGGGAGGAAGTTCCTAGCTTCCTCCTGAAAGACAAACGTTAGTCAGCTAAAGCGATTAATATTCCCAAGAACCCCATGATGGCTGTAACCCACATGGGTGCTCCACAAAACAAGCAAATTAAGAACATGATAATAAACATTATTTTTCCTCCAGTATGTCTTTTAATAGAATTTGATAGGTAAAAATTGAGGTTTTTATCTCACTTAATTTTTCAGAATCATTAGAATTTTCAGTTAATATGTCTATTATTACTTCTATTAATAACTGATTTATATTGTTTATTCGCCTAGTTTTCATTCTATTATCTCAAAAGTTTCTATTTTTACGTTAATGTCTGAATGTCTATTCAATATGTCATTTGCAATTCGTAATGCTTGCAATTCATATTTGAAAACAATCTTTTCTTCCCCACATGGGCTTGATGGGTTAGTAACAATGTAAATTCTCATTATCTGTCCTCCTTTGGTGGTTCAGGAATTTCTAACCAATATCCACCTGAAACTTTTAGCATATCTTCAGTAGCTCCAAGTCCAAATCCACGTTCTTTATCTTCTTCATGCGACAAGGTATAAAGAAGAGTTGATATGCCAAGACTTTTCGATCCTGGTCTAGTGACAACTAGTCTTTTTCCTATGGGTGGCATTTTATCTCTAAATTTAATCCAATTCATTTGATGTCTCCTAAGTATTTTTTATCCATGTCTACACATTCATTGTAAAACTTAATAACTTTCTCTTCGGTATCAGAACATAGTAATAAGTTACCGTAATATATGCATTTCTTGTTAAATAGATTGAGTATTTCCATTATTTAGGCTCCATTAACATTCTTTATAAATTTCTATTTCATTATGTTTATTGATGGCTTCTATAAGATCTTCATCTCCTTCAACACCAGCATCTTGTAAAGCTTCTAGATAGGTTAAATCTGAATGATCTAGTGTATTTGGATATCCATATTTTTTTTCTAATATGTCTCTTAATTGATAACTTCCACATCCATAGTCTTTCTTTGATTTTGGTTTCCAACGTAAAGAACATCCCATTATTTAGTCTCCATTTGTTTAATAGCATCGTCTAAATACCATCTTGCTTTCTTTAGGTCTTCAATACCGTTCTTTAATTGATAACGCCAAAGATATTTAATAGCATTACCAATACCGAATGACATATGGCGTGTAACATCAATGCATTCAATTCTACGACCGCATTCACATTGAGCAGGAGAATTATTGTAATGTGGTGGATGGTTTATGTTGTCAGTCATTATTTAGTCTCCATATCTTTTAGTGTGTTAACTATTTCTTGATTAAGCTGTTCAATCTCAAGTGAATAACTCTCTATTTTTTTAATTCTGTTTGAATTATCTGTATCGTGATAAGCAAATCCTGTAATTAGGCTTCTTTCCAGTTCTGAATGAGTTTGCATCATCTTTTTGTTTATTTCTTGTATTTCATTTAATAAGGATTTTACGTAAAGGTGAGGATGATTCATTATTTAGTCTCCAAAAGTTCAAGGTTAGAATGAATGTTTCCTATTACTTCTAATGATTTACTAAAATAATCTGCTAATACTATAGATTTAATTCTATTATCAATTTTAAACAATGCTTTATAGGATGGAATATCAAAAACAGTTATTCCTATACTAGCCATCATGTTTATATCAAAATCATAATTCTGATGTCCGTGTATCCATTTTAATATATCTCCTTCATAAATTTCTTTTCCTGTTGAATCATGTAGGCCGGTGAATTGCATGATTTCAACTTTGTCAGTTATCCATACTCCATTCCATGCCACAGATCCATTCATATATATCTGTATGTTGTTTGATAAATCAGAATCACTGTATATCATTCTTTTTCTGCCTGGTTGCCATAATCGATATTTTATTGGGCGCATGGGGGTTCCTTATATTCATGATATTTATGAAAAGAAATGTACATTCTTGAAAATAAATTTAATCCTATTGATGAAATCTTTGCATATCTAGAGGCGTTCATACGTTCAAATTCTTTTTCTGTTTCTGATAAGCATGATTTACATGAAAATACTATTTCAGACATCGTGAACTCCCAAAGGTTACTGATTCTAGGTGTGCCATTCTCTTATCTATGAGATCAATTTTATAGTCTATTACCCATGAAGATAAAAAAATTGCAATTAATATAAAAATAAAATCATATACCGTCATTTAAGTTTTCCTCACATATCTCACATATAACTTCCTCCCCTTCGAAAAGGGGAAGATCACAAATTTCACAGTTAACGTCCATATCGTTGTCTACCTTGCATATTTCCAATAAACTCAAGTATTTTTTGATACATATCGTCTCTTTCTTCTTCAGTTTTCCATATCAAAATTAAATCATTACCTCTTTCATCAGCAAATATGATTGTAGGCTCATCTAAACAATCTTTACCTTTTCTAATGAACTGATAAGCATCAGCATTAACAAGATAAGTTGAATCTTTGTCATTAATTTCCATCCACATATTAATTACCTCTGTAGTAGTTATCGTAAAGTTCGTTAATTTCTTGCTCTTGAGCTTCTATTAATTTCTCAATGTATGTGTCTATGTCGCTAAATTCGATAATGTCCATGTTAATTTAACCTCTCATTCCAAGTTGATATGAATTTATCCCAATCCTTTTTGAAATTCTCAGGATTATGTTCTGTTTCTGTTTTTCCATAATATTCTTGTTCAAATGCGCAAGATTGACACTTTATTCTAAACACGTAACGAAAATAGTCTGATGATTGTGAATAAAATGTAACTTCTTTTGATTCGCAAAATGGACATGGTTTTAACTTAACTCCATCTTTTACAGGTTCTCTTGTTTTATTATTAAATGGCCACATGAAATTCTCCTTATTTAAATAACACTGTTAATCCTATTGAAATCACCGTCTTTGTCTTCTATCCAAGTTCCAAACTTATAACCTAGTGAATATGCTATGTGATTAATAAGGCTCTTAGCATATCTTTGTTTCTTGGATGAACCTTGAGCTCTAAATGTTGCACCTGTGTAATACCACCAAACTAAACTGTACTTTTTCATGTTATTTCCTTAACTTTTAACAAACATCATTTGAACTTGCTTATTCATTGCATTCATTGAATTAATGGCATCTTGATTGACCTTTAATGAAAATGAAGATATGAATATTAAACCTACTACTAACAACATTTGAATGAACCATTCCATGGTGAATCTCCCTTAGTTAATGTTATCTATCTTTTTCAAGTTCTTTCCTAAAAATTTCAATGCACTCTTCTTTTGTTAAACCATGTAAAATAACCCAATATCTTATCCATCTTTCTACAGTCTCTATGCATAATTCAAGATCCTCTTTGGTCATGGTAATTACTCCTTAACTAGGTTATTAATCGTTTGTTAATTATTTTCTAACGTTATTGTTCCTTTTCTTTCTTCTTTATTAAGCTCAATGATAACTCTATGATGCAAATCTAATAGTTTTTCAATAGATACGTCTTTTAAAGCTTCCTCTACATCTAAGTCATTGCAAATATTTAATTGTCTTGATAGATAAAAAGAATTTGACTCTGACATGGTGAATCTCCTTAAGTTGTGTTTGTAAATTAATTAAATTATTTCCCAATCATCAGCAAACAGATCTTCCACATTAAATTGACTAAACAAAGATTCCGATAATTTATTAGATAATCCCTTCTCATATAAAAAAACATTTTTATCCCATGATTTTCTTCTTACTGAATTTCCTTTGCTTAATTGTATAAGAGCGTCTTCTATTTTCATTTGTAACTTCCTTTAAGTTGTGTTGTCCTGATGAAATGAAGTATATGGCATTATGCCATACTAGTCAACAGGTATTTCACACCTTATTAACAAATATTTACTTTGTGCAAAATGCCATATATAATGAGTAAAATTTGTATAGAGATGATTATGAAATTTGATTTCCCTACGACAGAAGCCATATTGCAAGACTTGAGGGATGAAGTTCCTTATAAGTTTGCTGCTGAGAGTAATGGCGTAGCTATGAGCACTTTGCAGCTATGGTTAGATAATGGTATGAGAGATCTCAGAGAAGGTAAATCTGAGTCAAACTATGCCCAATTCCTGTTGGCTGTAAGAAAAATAGAAAAAGAACGGGTAAAGCGCCATTTATCGAACATATCTGCTGATGGTAAAAGCCATAGAGGATCAGAGTGGATATTGGAAAGATCATTCTGGAAGCATTTTGGTAAAGCTGCTGAAATTGAGCTTAATGAAAGGGTTGAGAAACTAGAAAACAAAAAGGCGGATAGCGATGTGGGCGAGACCAAAGCAGATGAGAGAGAAGTCGCAGAGATCAGTAAAAAGAGTCCCACCGATGAAGCGGGGAAGTAAGGCTAAATCAATCATGGTAGATTGTGAGGATATCAATCCTCGAGCCCCTAAAAGGACAACGTTAATTAGAACATTAAGAGGTGTTCGAAAGTGAAATGTCCGTACTGCAAACATACTGAATCAAAGGTTTTATACACTATCTATGTGTCATCTCGTAAAGACACAGTTAGAAGAAGAACTTGTTTGGGGTGTGATAGACGTTTTACCACTCAAGAAATCGTAAGAGCATTAGATAAAAAGGCTAAAGATGCAACGAAGCAGCTTGCTTAACAGGATCAAAGAGCTAGAACAAGGCTTTGATAGACGTGAGCATCAGCATATAGCTTTTCAAGGCGATCAAGTCCTCATTCATTGTCCAGATAAGAACAAAATCTATATACCATCCGAAACAGGCATTATCTTTGGTCAATCAAATGCATTTGTTAATACTGTCATTGGTCCTTACGGATCAGGCAAGACAACAATGTGTTTGCAGAAGATCGTTAGGGCTGCATGTAACATGCCTTATTGGTCTAATGGGAGACGTAGAGCAAGATGCTTAATCATTCGTAATACATCCGGTGAACTATATTCAACAACACTTCAATCATGGTTATCATGGTTCAGTGATTTGGGCGACATATACAAGCGCCAGAAGCCTATCTTAACTTATGAGCACCACTTCAATGATGGCAAAGGAATCGTTGAGCTAGAGTTGTTATTCTTAGCCCTAGACCGTGAAGATGACATTCGCAAGATGAAGTCATTGGAAGTCACATTTGCTTACATCAATGAGTTATCCGAAGTTCCACAAGGCGTACTATCACATTTAAAAGGCAGATTGAATGGACGATATCCTAGCAAGCAGTTTTGTAGTGAACCTTATTGGAGTGGTATTATTGCTGACACAAACCCTCCCGATACCGATCATTGGTTGTATAATACTTTTGAACTTAAGTGCCCTGATAATTATCGTATTTTTCACCAACCACCTGGATTAATCAAAGATTCTGATGACAATTGGGTTCAGAACCCACATTGTGACAACTATTCGAATCTATCGGGTAATTACTACACCATGTTGGCTGAAGGTCAATCAAAGGACTTCGTTAAGGTCTATTGCTTAGGTGATTACGGCACAGTTGGCTTTGGTAAGGTTGTTTACCCTGAATTTAGATCAGATACTCATGCTCGAGATAGATTGGAAGCAATGCAAGGTGAGCCATTGTATTTAGGATGGGATGGTGGATTAACACCAGCTTGCGTGGTATTGCAGTTCACACCACGTGGCCAGCTTAGATGCTTGAAAGAGTACACAGCTGAAGATATGGGGGTGAGGACATTTGCAGAGAATATAGTCATTCCATCATTAGAGCGTGACTTCCCATACTGCCCTAAGATTGGGTTCTCAAGAGCTGACCCATCAGGCACTAAACGTGATGAAATCATGGCTGAGTTTAGCTTTATTGGTGAGCTTAATGCATTAGGTATTGAGACATTACCAGCTAGCACCAATGACCCTGAGATGCGCATTAACTCTGTCAGGTTCTTCTTGAACAAGATGGTTGATGGTGAGCCAGCGTTCTTGATAGACAAGACATCATGTCCTATGTTGTATAAGGGTTTTGTTAAAGGATATGTTTACAAGAGATTAGCTGTGTCAGGTGCTGAAAGATACCGTAATGTGCCAGACAAGAATATGTTTTCACATCCTCATGATGCATTGCAGTACGGAGCATTAGAGTTCGCATCAGATAGGATTGCAACTGATAAGAGCAAGAAACAAACCGTTAATATGTATAACCCGACATTCAGATATTTATGAGGATATTTTTATGGTTAAAGAAATTATTGAGCGCCCTAAATGTAAAGGATGCGGCAAGATTGAAAAAACACGAAGATCTAAAATGGTTTTTTCTGATGATCCATCTAAAAAATGGTGCGCTTATTGTAAATCATTTCTTGAAATAGATAAATTCTTTAATAGATCAGGTTATTGTAAGAAATGTCAAACTATTACAAGTAGAGAGAGAATTAAAAATTTAAAATATATTATTGAATGCATAGTTTGCAAAAAATCATTTAATTCATATAGAAAAGACGCGAAAGTATGTGGACAAACATGTCGTTGTTCAAGATCTAATCATCGTAGAATAAATAAATCTTATAATTCACTTTCTAATGAACTTGCAGAAAAATTAAAAAATGAAAACGATAGACCATGGGAATACTAGGAAAAACGTAAGACCTAATGTTTGGAAACCTAAATAATATGCCATTATGCAAAGTTGAATCTGTAGAAGTTATAGGTAATGTTGTTGAAGAACATGAAAGAATAAGGCGTGAAAGAATTCTCTACATAAAAGAAAGACCTTATTCGGTAAATGGTCAAATGACATGTCCTAAATGTAATGAACCAATGGAATCACCATTAGGAATATACAATGGGATTAGCGATGGCGATGATGAGGGTAGAAATTATAGGACTTACTCATATGAATGTAAGAATTTTCACTATAGTGGATGGACTGACCTGGTATGAGTAAAAACAAAGCTCAAGAGTGTTTTGATTTGGTGAAGGAGTTCTTTAAGGACGATTCACGCAAAGCTATTGACTGGTTTCATGAACCCAATACTGGAGTGGGCGGAATTAGACCAATTGAGATGATTCATAATGGAAGATCTGATAAGCTATTGAAGTTTATTCGATCAAGATTAGATGGTAACTGGCCATAGGAGAGATTTATGCCATTAAACAAACTTCCAAGTAAGAAAGCATTCAAAGATAACATCAAGGCTGAAATAAAAGCTGGTAAGCCACAAAAGCAAAGCGTAGCAATAGCGTACGCTGTTAAAAGAAAGGCAGAAAAGAGTAAAAAGAAAAAATAAGCATAATATAGTATAATGCTTGGATTTGAGGAAGGTTAATGAATCCAAGAACAGCAAGAAAGATTAAGAAAGTTGAAAAGTTTAAGAATGGCCTAGATATTGAATGCAAAAGGCATGGAAGTCATAAAAGATGGCGACTTCATAGCGAAAATAACGTTCAATGTTTGCTTTGTGCATCTGAATGGCAAATGAATCAAAGAAGGAGAAATCCTTTGAAGTTTATATTTAAAGATGCACAAAAGCATTCAATTAGTCATAAAAGATCATTTTCAATAAGTTTAAATGATTTGGAAGAATTGATAAGTACGCAAGATTATAAATGCGCTTTAACAGGAATTAAATTTGATAATGATAATCCGCCATCATTAGATAGAATAGACTCAAATATAGGATATGAATTAAACAATATTCAGTTAATATTGATTGAGGTGAACAAAATGAAGTCTAATTTTAATCAGGAATCATTTATTAATATTTGCAAAAAAATAGTGAATTATTCAGTTAAGAGCAAGGCAAAGAAAAAGGGGAAATAACATGGACACCATTCAAGAGCCAAGAGATTTACCAGTTGAAGATATACACGAAATGGAAGAACAGCGCATAAAGCGATTGAATGATGCAAATATCAATGAAATGGATGTCTTGGCTCAAGCGCGGGATAACTTGAACATATGGCAGAACTATTTCAATGAGAACATGACACGTGGCAAAGATGACATGAACTTTGCATTACGTGATCAGTGGACAGCCATTGAGAGATCAGAGTTTACTCGATTGTTTAAGGTTTGCTTTACATTTAATAAGATGATTGACCCAATCAATAAGATTGTGGGAGAGCAAAGAAAGAATAAGCCAGACCTGATGGTTAGGTCATTAAAAGGTCACGCTAGCCAAGATGATATTAACTTGCGCGCTGATTTGGTTAGAACAATTGCTTATCAATCACAGAACGATTTGGTTTACCAAACAGCATTTAGGTCAGCATTATTGCTTGGTTGGGGTGCGTTTCAGGTAGATGTTGATTACGAATCACCCAAGTCATTCAATAAAGTTATGAAGTACTTGCTTATTCCTGATGCAACTCGTTGCTCTTGGGACCCTGCTGCTGTTAAGCCACACAAAGGGGATGGTGACTACTGTTCAAGACAATATGTGTACAGCCGTGAAGAGTTTGGAGCAACCTACCCGTATATTTATAATCCAGTTTCGTATAGTGATCCACGAATGCTCTTGGATTTCCAATGGGAAACCAGAGATACAATTATTGTTTGTGATTACTTCGTGAAAGAATGGTTTTCTGTTAATTTACTCAAGCTTTCTGATGGTCGAACGGTTACTGAAGATGAATGGGAAAAGATACAGAAAGATGAGATCAAGCCTAAGAAAGAACTGGCTGAAAGTAGCCAATCTGAAGTTAGAAACATCATTTTAGAGATGATTCCAACGGTTAAGGGTGAGCGTCAAACCCAAGATTATAGAATTATGCGTTATCGATTGTTGAAAGACCGTATTATTGAGTTCAGTGAATGGCCATCTAAGTTCCTTCCAATCATATTTGTAGACGGTAATTCACACTTTGTTGAAGGTCGTCAGTACACCAAGTCATTTATCCATGAAGGTCGAGATTCTCAGAAGTTCATTAACTACGTTGGTTCTGAAATCGCTACTGAAATCAAGAATCGTAGACGTGAACAATGGATGGGAACTCCAGATAACATCATTGGTCAAGAGCAACAATGGCGTAATCCTGAATTACAAGCAGGTATATTGATTGCTAAACCTGATGCAGTTACTAAACAAATGCCTATCAAAATGCCTCCATGGGATGTATCTCCACAACTTATGCAGGAAATGCAGCGTGGTGGTCAAGATCTACGAGAGATATTAGGTTATTCAGAGAACCAAGAGCTTCAAGGTCGTGATATGTCTGGCAAGGCTCGACGTGAACGCAAGATGGAAGGTTCAATGGCCACTTACGTTTGGATGGATAACTTAAACCAAGCTATTGAGCAAGGTGGACGTTGCGTGCTGGATCTATTGCCTTATGTTGTGGGTGATGAACAGCGTCACATGGTTATCACTAAGAAAGACGGCAAAACTAAATCTATCATTCTGAATAAACCATCTAATGATGGATCAGTTGAAAACGAAATAACTTACGGAGACTATGACATTGAATTATCAACCGGACCAAGCTTCGCAGTCCAAAAAGAAATTGCACTCGAGTTTTTTCAGCAGACTATTGCTGCTAATCCTGAAACTTTCCCTCTTATTGCTGATCTATGGGCCAAAAATCTTGATGTTCAGTTTATGGAGCAAATTGCAGAGCGCTTCAAGATCATGGTTCCCCCTGAGGTCTTGGCTAAAGAAGAAGGTAAAGAACCTCCTCCTAAGCAGCCTTCTCCTCAAGAACAGGCTATGCAGATGGAAATGGAATTTAAAAAGGCAGAGTTAGAAGAGAAGAAAAAGAAACTTGAGCTTGAAGAAGCTAAACTAGAGCTTGAGAAAGAAGAAATGGAACTCAAGAAAGCTAAGCTGATGCTTGACGCACAAAAGATTCAGATGGAAAGTGAACTAAATGTTTATGACCATCAAGCTAATATACAGAAATCCCAAATAGCTCATGGTTTGGAAAACCAGAAAGCTGAAATGGATTACACAGCTAAGATTGCAAAGGTTGTAGCTGACATGCATAACAATCACCAGAAAAACAAAAAAGACAAAAAGTAATACGGCATTCCCCTCTGCATTTTGTATGTACGGGGGTGTTTTCCTACACCCACCTATACATATATAGACTCTATTTTACTCACCCATATTAGTACCGATGTTTTTTATTTATACCAGCATAAAATATATCTAACGGAGTTCTGGCCAATTCCGTTCCTTTGGCTTACGAAGCGCCGTAGCTTCGGGGCAATCAATAATTGCCATTTGGAGAAGATATGCAATCAGATGAAATGCAAGGTGAAATGAAAGAAGAGTTAGGTGAAGCGGTTAATGCGTCATTAGGTATGGGTGAAAAAGCGTCAGAACCTGAACATGATGATCTTCCTGAAGGTGCTAAGAAACGTTTAGGCATGCAGGAAAAAAGGCATAAAAAGGAAATGAAACGAATGCAGCAACAGCTTGATGAAGTTAGACAGCATTTAGGATCACGTCCTGAACCACAAAATTCACCTGAGAATGGTATGAACCCTTATACATCGCAACAAGAAGACGGTTCGATGGATGATACGGTTTATAAAGCGGTAGCTAGGGCTATGGAAATGCAGAAAATGCAGGAACAAAAAGCCA